TAGTCATCATTATGTAGGTGTATTGGTAAGAAGCGTTACAAAGGATGCTCCTTTAGCAGCAATCATGTACGATGGTGAAGTGAATGATAAAGCAAGTCCGTATTCAGTGGATAGTATCAAAGCCGAAATGAAGACGGTCTTGCCCGGATTAGTATTCATACACGATTAAAAAAGGGAATAAAAAATGGTACAATCACAATTTGTGGAATACATCAGAAAGATTTTTCCGAGACTTCAGAACGTAGTAGATACGGTAAATGGCAAACGTAATGGAGAACAGAAACGTACATATCTGCACAAGACAATGTTGAGAAAAGTTTACTCGGCTGACCAAAAATGGTCTAATGCAGCAGTAAACACTACTTACGTTGCCGCAGATATGGTGTCTATGAACTCACCTCTTCCGATAAAGAGCCGCGATGCCATTGCTCACGCCAATGGTTCTCTGCCGAAAATCGGTATGAAAAAAATCATGTTTGAATCGGATATCAATGCCGTTAACATAATGAAAGCGCAAGGTGCGGAATGGACTAATATCGCTAACAAACTTACATCTGATCCGATAGCTTGTTCTGTCGGTATTGATGAACAGAATGAAGCGAACTTTTTGACCGGATTGTCCAATGGTATTGTGGCTGTAGAAGATGAAAACAATACTGGTACGGCTTTGCGTATCAACTTCGGTTATTTGCCTGAAAACTGTTTTGGTGTTGAGACACAGAATGAACTTACGCTTGATGACATTAAGCGTGTATTAGCTAATGCTGACAATAACGGTGACACAATCATTACTATTGCCATTGCGTTGTCAACTTATAACAAGTTGCGTCAAACACAAGGAGCAAAAGAACTGGTGGCTAATTATCGCGGTCAGACCTTTGATAGTAGCACTAAGCTTCCCGTTCCTACAGCTTCATTGTTTGACGAAGCATTTGCGGATGATAACAACGGTGTCAGATTCCTGAAGATTGACCGTTCAATCATCTCAGAGAAGAACGGCAAAAGGAAACCGTACAAGCCATGGAACCCGAACAAGTTGATTTTCCTTACCACAGAAGAAGTCGGTGCTTTGGTGTGGGGAACGCTTGCGGAAAAGACAAATCCGGTAGAGGGTGTTGTTTATTCAACCGTTGATGAGTACAAACTCATCAGCCGTTACAGAACAACGGAGCCGTTTACCGAAACTACGAGTGGGCAGGCTCTTGTGCTCTCTGTTATTGAGAACGTGGATCAAATCTACTCTCTTGATATTTCGGAAGCTCAAGCGGTGGATTCTTCAGCCGAATCTTCTGACAATACGGATGTGAAAATCACTATTTGGGGAAATGCTTACAAGAAGCCGGAGTTTGTCAAGGAATTCAATAAAATAACAGGCAAAAATCTAGCTTCAACTATTGCAGATGACAAGCTGATTGCCGCCGTGAACAGGCTGAATGACTTTGACGAAGCGAAATTGAAATCCGCAGTTGAATCTCATAAATCAGAATAAGCCATGAAGACAATACAGCAAGCTCTCATAGACGAAATACACTATCCGATTTCTATTGGGTTTGTAGAGAATGTGATGATTAAACGTAATCTCAATGGCGATGATGAGTTTGATTGCGACATAGCTCATTCCAACGAATATCAAGGGGCTTTAGCTGATTGTCTTTGGTCTTTGGTTCAGGCTATCAATTTCTCTGAAGCGGACAAGTCCTTCGGGGCTTTGTCCGATAAAGACAAGGAACGTATTTTGTTACGTGTTAACTCTATCTACAAGACTATTGGTGAACCTTTAGTAGAACTGGAGGCAAAACCAACGGTATATGTAGGTGATTGTTTGTTGTAGAATGGCAGTATTGAATAGAAAACCCCACCGTTTGTCATATCTTGTATCCGGTTCTGGATATGATGACGAAAATGGCGATTATCATCCCGGTTCCTCTGAATGGAAAGGCGCGATACCTTGTGATGCCGTACCTGCTGGAAAAGCGGAACAAAGAGAGTTTGAGGATGGTGTTGTAAGAAGCTATTCATACACTGTTTATCTTCCAAGTGATTGTCATACGTTTACTATTGGAGACAGGGTTAAGATTAATCTTATCGGAGAAATTGAAAGAGAATTTGAAGTGAAAGGTTTTCATCGTTACCAGCTTCAGTGTAAAATTTGGGTTTAGGATATGGGTATAAGAATGGCTACCAAACTTGATGAAATTCATAATACACTTATGAAGGAGTCACAATGGGTTGAAAGATTAACAATACGCGCTTTGTCGTATCTCGGTGAACAATGTGTGACTAGAGTACGCGACAGGGAAGGTGATAAAAGTTGGTATGACCGGTCCGGTAATCTTCGTAGTTCGGTAGGTTATGTAATATCCCATAATGGTAATATTGTCCAATACTCAGACTTTAACCAAATAAAGCAAGGTTCAGAAGGCGTAAAAGTTGGAAAAGATCTAGCTGAGGAAATCGTAAAAAGATATTCTAATGACTATGTGCTTGTTATAGTTGCCGGAATGAACTATGCTGAATATGTGGAAGCGATGGATAACAAGGATGTGCTTGCGTCAACGGAGCTATGGGCAATAGACCAAGTTCCCAAGATGCTTGAAAAATTAAAGAGACAGATTGCCAAATGATGAAATCAGATATTGATATTGCAAAGTTCGTTTATCACAAGATTAAAGGTAGTAGCCTTGAAAGTGATATTACTGGAAAATTGAGTGACAGGGGAAGACCTAACAAGTCAGACAGAGAGGATATTGTTATATCTGTTCTTGCTAATGAAGGATGCGGTCAGATTCAGCGGGCTTATGTGAATGTCAATGTTTATGTTAGGGACCAATGGAATGCTAGAACAAAGGCATGGGAAAAGAATACCCAACGTGTCGGTGAATTATGCGAATTATGCAAGTTCCTTTTTTTTATACGGAAAGATGAGTATCATACTGTGCCTTCGAAATGCAGTCAGAAAACCAATCCAACAGGTGTTTCTTTTGAGGATGGACACACGGAACATTTCATCAACAACAAACTGTATATTGAAATAAATAACGAATAAGTATTAACTATATTAAGCAATATAGAACTATGGCAGTAATCGGATGGGGTAAGCCCCGTATTTTTATTAAAGACCTTGATGCAGTATCACCTGCATGGGAAGAATTGCCTACTCCGGTAGAGGATTCCACACAGTTGACAACGACAAAAGGTGACAAGAAAGAAGCAAAGATTGAAGGAGGAGAGAACGAGGATGTAAAGTATGGAAAAAACACCTATGCTCTTACTTTCAATATTCGTGCTGCAAAAGGGCGTAAGCGTCCTATAAGTGATAGTGATGGAGTGGTAGCACATAATTATGCTGTTGCTTTACAGCCTGAAGATCCTGATGTTCAGGGATTCTGTATGGAGAAAACTACCGTTTCTGTTGAGGATTCATTTACAGCGGCAGATGGTGGTATTTGGGCGTATACTTTTGATGCCTTGAAGCCGGGGTCGGACAAAAAACAGATTCAATGGGGCAAGATTATAACAACGCCTACTTCTGGTAAGCCGACTAAGATTGAATGTGATCCGGAAGACACATCCGGAGATGGAGATAAATTTGAAGTTGCTCCCAATTCTGGTGGGTAATAAGTTTTTGATAGGTAATGCCAAGCGTGGGGGCTTTGTACTCACGTGCTTTGCGGAAATGGTGTAATGGATGCACACATATCAACCAGATATGAGGTCACAGTCCGAATCTGTGTTTCCGCTCGATTTTGAGAATTTGATTTGTTGTTCATATGTCTTTTCATGCCGGTTGTCTGTGAAGATATCCGGCATTAATTAAAAAAACAAGAACCGTTATGTTAGAAGATGGGAAACTTATAGACATGGACATTGCGGATACTATAATTGAACGTCCGCATGGTTTTAAAGTAAATCAACGTCAGTTTTATCTATATCCGGTTACTCTTGGAAAAACATACCTAATATCAAGGCTTGTGGAGTGTCTTGGCATAAATCTGGAAATTATCAAGGCTAATCCGTATATGGAAGCGTTGAGAATATGTCAGGAAAAAAAAGAAAGCGTGTGCCGTATTTTGTCCTATCATACCATCAATAAGAAAGATGAGCTGTTTGACTGCAATCTCGTACAGGAAAGGTGCGATTTCTTCTGCAAGGAGCTTGACGATGACAGCATGGCACAACTGTTGGTTATGGTATTGCCTGAAGGAGACATATCAGCATATATAAAACACCTTGGAATAGATAAGGAAAAAGAATGGCAAGCAAAAGCCATGAGAGCCAAGAAGGATAATAATTCTCTTACATTTGGCGGCAAAAGCATATATGGCACATTGATAGATACAGCTTGTCAACGGTATGGATGGACTTTTGAATATGTTGTTTGGGGTATTAGCTATGCCAATTTGCAATTGCTTCTTGCCGATTCCGTAACGTCCATATATTTGTCTGACGAGGAACGTAAGCGAATTAACATACCTCAAGACCGTAATGTAATCAATGCCGATGACCCTGCAAATATGGCAAAAATTAAAGCTATGAAATGGGATTGAATACGACAAATAGAACAGTGTGAAAAATAAAATGCAAAAAAAATACGGGGGTTATACAAAAACTCCCGTATTTTATCGGTGAAATAGAACAATGCCATAGTTTAAAACTATGATCATGTGTATTTATTTTATATTTCGATTTTATCGAAACTATCTATAGAACCATTGGCAGAGAAATGCAATTCCCAGCATATCACCTCATTGTAGTTTGTTGACCAACCTCCAATACTAGGAACTTGAATTGAGTTGTTTCTTAGAACTTGATGATACATTTTATTTCCGATATAGATATAGAAAAAATTTAAAGGATATTTTGCGGCACTACCTTTTGTTGCTGATTTTACCCCAGCATTAAAGGAATTAAATGTTCTTGTGACATTTCCAAAGTAAGAAGAATATGATGTAATGGATTTACCTGCCAACGTGTTGCTTTTTGATACTATGGCTTCATTTGACTTTGTAAAAGTCATGTCTTTGCTATTAGTTTTTCCATACAGGTCGGTATATGAAACTTGCACCTTCATCTCTGTCTTAGATATGTTTTTAATAGTATAGACTGTTTTTCTATTAAAGTAATTATTTGAACATGTAACCTCGTTTTCTGTTTGTTTATAGTCTCCACTGTCAATAAATTCATCTGCTATATATGCGGAATAAAATTCATCTTCTCCAAATGAAACAAAATAATTTCCACTTTCCCAAGTTCCAACAATGGAAGATAAAGGCGGATTTCCATTTCCTGTCTCTCCATCTTTTTGTATTTCATTGTCATCTGAACAAGCTGTTAAAAAAAACATAGACAACATTGCCATAAAAAATAAAATTCTTTTCATAATGTACGCTTTTAATAATTATTTTCCCATTGCTAATTTTAATGCTTCTTCAAGTCTGTCTGCATATTTGAATATATCATCCATGTTGTCAATCTGAATCCATTCACAACTCTTATATTGGTCTGCCGGTATTCCTATTTGCTTTTTTCTTGCTCCGATAGAAACACGGCATATCCAGAACCATTGGCTGTTATCGATATTTACAACGAAGTAACTTTTATAGTCTTTATAGGTTATGCGTGCCACATCCACGCTTTTTCTTAAAATGCTTCTTACGATGTTGTAGGCATCTAATTCCTCTTGTGTTGTTACGACACCGGATTCTTTATCCATGTATACAACTCCGTCCGGGAGTTTCTCTTCTGTATCTTCTGTGGAAGTATTTATGGATGTATTGTCTATTGTTTGGAGTGAGTCAGATGTTTGCTCGCTGTTTTTTATAGCTGTATTTAGTCTATCTGAAATAATATCATTAATAACAGATGTGATGGATTTCTTTACGAGTGGTGTAAACATATCTATCACCTTCGATGTGATTTGACCTGAAGTATAGGCTTGACGTGCGAAGAATCGAACAAATTCTGCTGTAGGTGATGCAAATTCGTTATTCAATATTGATTTTATTTCTGTCGTGTATTTCAATTCGTTTGCCGTACTTAGAACATCCTCTTCATTGTAATATGACTTATGGAATTTCTTTAGTTGCTCTATATCCGCATCTGATAAGTCAAGCATGTTCACGATAAGAAAAGGTTTCTCATCCATAATATTGATTTTCTCCAAGTCGGTGTAAAATCTATATTCTATCCCATTGGTAAGCACGCCAAAACGGGCTTTTGACGCTACAAAATATTTTTGTAGTTGGGTGTCATGCAGGTTTAGGTCTTGCTTGCAGTGTTTGCATTCTATAAGAAGTATAGGATTTTCATCCTTCATTATGGCATAATCGATTTTTTCTCCTTTTTTCTTTATTAAGTCACAATCCATTTCAGGCACGACCTCAAAAGGGTTAAAAACATCGTATCCTAAGGCTGCAATCATTGGCATTATAAATGCGTTTTTTGTAGCTTCTTCTGTAGCTATCTTGTCTTTTTGTTTTTTTATATTATCAGATAGCTGTACAACTTTATCCTTAAAATCCATTGCTCTGCTTTTTACTTTGTGATATTATACAAATGTAATTTATATAATAATATAAACAAAATTAAAGATGGGAAAAATAAACCGTTGAATATATTTTGTATGTTTTGTGGCTCCAACTATGTCATTTTATTGTTATATTTGCAATGCCGTGTGATGTTGCACGGAACTATTTCTATCGAAAAGACCTATGGCTGGAATACATTTTGACATTACAGGTGATAATTCTAATTTCTTACGTAGACTTCGTGAAGTAGAGAATGGTGTAAAAAACACGTCCAAGCAAATAGAGCAAAGCGGTTTAGGTATTGAAGAACTGTTTAACCGTATGACTAGAGCTGCCGCAGCATTCGGAGCTGGTTTTACTGCAAAAGAATTAATTTCAAATATTGCACAAGTCCGAGGAGAATTCCAACAATTGGAAGTTGCATTTAAGACAATGCTTGGCAGTGAGGATAAGGCGAATGCCCTCATGCAGCAATTGGTAAAAACGGCTGCTACCACTCCTTTTGACCTTCAAGGCGTAGCAAATGGAGCTAAACAACTTCTTGCTTATGGAGAAAATGTTGAAAACGTAAATGACGACTTGATACGTCTTGGAAACATAGCCGCCGGCCTTTCTCAGCCACTTGGTGATATTGTGTATTTGTATGGTACTACCATGACGCAAGGACGGTTATATACCGCAGATTTAAATCAGTTTACAGGTCGTGGTATTCCTATGATTCGCGAATTGGCAAAAGTATTCGGAGTAGCAGAAAATGAGGTAAGAGGGCTAGTTGAAGCAGGGAAAGTGGGATTCCCGGAAGTCCAGAAAGTCATCCAAAACCTTACAAATGAGGGAGGAATGTTCTACAACCTTATGCAAGAACAGTCCAAGACAATCACTGGGCAAATTTCTAATATAGAGGATGCTGTTTCCACCATGTTCAATGAGATAGGGAAAGCCAATGAAGGAATTATAAACGAAGCTCTGTCCGGTGTTTCTTATTTGGTTGAGAATTATGAGAAAGTGGGAAAAGTTCTTGTTGGTCTTGTAGCAACTTATGGCGTATATAAAGTGGCTGTGATGACAGTCACGGCTTTGCAAGCTTTACAAGCTTCAGGTATTGCCGCTCTAACTATTGCCGAACGTGCCCACTACGGATGGCTGGTCTTGCAGACAACAGCACAAAAAGCTTTGAACGCTGTCATGCTTACTAATCCGTATGTGTTATTGGCAACTGCTGTTGTAGGGCTTGGAGCTGCAATGTGGACATTTCATGATTCCACAACAGAATCAGAAAAAGCATTGGACCGTTTCAATAAAAAGCAGGAAGAAGCGCAAAAATTAGAACAGGAACATAAACAAAAGATTGATTCTCTTGTTCAAAGCTCCCGTGACATTGCTTTGTCTGATTTGCAACGTGGGCAAAGTCTTGCAGAATTACGTAAAGAATATCCTAAAATATTCGAACAGTATGATATAGAAAGTATCAAATTGGCTGATATTCTCAAACTGAAACAACAGATTGCAGCAGAAGATACAAAACGCGCCGGAGAAAAGCAGGAAAAAGAACTTTCAGACATCGAAGCAGAAATTAAGTATTACGAGAATCTTCTTAAATCCTTGTCTGGGCAACAAGGAATTGATGGGTATGTGAAGAAATTGAAAGATTTGCGTGCTGATAGGGATGTTTTATTACAAGAAAAAGGCAAAGGCATTTCCGAGCAGTTCATATCAGGACTAAACAATATTGATATAAGCAAGTTTGACCGTTACATTGCAGAACTTGAAAAGCGTATCAAAGGTAAGGGGGAAAATGGAAAAATCAAGTTACGATTACCTATTGACGTAAAAGGTTCATTGTCTGATGAAGCAATTTATGATGTAAAAGATATACAGACACTGATTGATACGGCAAAATCCAAGAAACAGTCACGTATTGATGAAGAAAAAAATAAAACTACATATCAGGAAGATTTGGCAAATGCTAAAGTCGAATGGGAGAAAGCGAAAAAAGGGTATGAAGCATTAATCAAAGATCAGACGGCTACATCGAAACAGGTGAAAGAAGCCAAAGATAAGATGGAAACATCCGAAAAGGCATACAAGGAGCTGGGAGGAGTAACCGGAAGTTCATTGACCAGACAGGAAAATCTGGCGAAGAAGCAGAAGGAGAATCAGGAAAAGTTGGATGAAGAACTTCTTTCCATACAGCGCAAGAACCAGCAGGATGAAATTTCATTGATGGAGGACGGAGCAGAAAAGAAGCTTGCACAAATAAAAGCCGACCATGAGGCGCAGAAGCAAGCCATTGAAAAGCAGATGGCAGAACTTGCCAAAGTAAATAAGGAAGCTGGAAACACGAGCATAAATTCCAATGGTCTAACCGCAGAGCAACAGACGGAGATTGATAAAGCAAATGCTCTGAATGTTGAATCACGCAAGAAAGCTGAAGAAGAGGTGTACCGTGCCGAAGCAGAGGCAATGCGTGACTATCTGAAAGAATATGGTACATTTCAACAACAGAAACTTGCTATAGCCGAAGAATACGCCGAAAAGATACGCAATGCACAGAGCGAAGGCGAAAGACTGTCTTTGGAAAGACAGAAGGATTCTGCCGTTCATCAAGTTGATATGAGTGCTTTGTCGCAGAAAATTGACTGGGGGGCTGCTTTCGGGGATTTGACAGGATTGCTTGGTGAACAGATGAAAGATCTTCTACGTGAGTTAAAAATATATGTAAAGACTGACAAATTCAAGGAATCAGATGAAACCGACAAGAAGACTGTTTATGATGCCATTGAAATGATTGAAGGAATGCTCCCCGGTGGAGATGGTACCCTTAACTTCAAGCAGCTTCAAGAACAGATGGTTCAACTCGGTAATGCTGTGACAAAGGTAAGGGATGCGGAAGTGCAACAAAATCTTGCATACGCTAACTTGAAAAAGGCGCAGGAAGATTATGAAAAGGCCGTGAAAGATGGTAATGAAGCTGAAATTCAGAAGAAAAAATTAGCTGTTGACATTGCCAAGTCTGGAGTGACCGCCGCCGATTCAAATTACAGAGATGCAACAAACGAATTGCAAAATCTTGGTGAGGGTGTGAAGAAATCCTCAAAAGATACCATCGAGGGATTGAACGCAGTGGCAAGCGGATTGCACGGCTTTGCAAGCGGAACTCTGAAAGGTTCTTTTGAGGGGATTCAAAATATGCTTGACGGGCTGTCAAAATTGAATATCGGAGGTAAGATTGGCAGTGCCGTTGGGAAAATATCAGAAACACTTTCAAGTGCAGGGGTTATAGGACAAATTATTTCTGCTATACTTTCTATTCTTGATATATTGAAAGATGGCATAGGTTCTCTCGTTTCTTCAATCATAGATACAGTTCTTAACGCAGTAGATGGAATTTTGGATAATATTCTTAGTGGGGACATATTTGTTCAGATATTCAGTTCTATTAAGAACGGTATAGGTAATATCCTTAATACAGTAACTTTCGGTGGGTTTAGGTCTTGGTTTGGTATTGGCGGTAATAAAAAAGAGGTCGAAGAAGCCATTAACAGGTTGACAGACCGTAATGAAACGTTACAAACTGCCATTGAAGACTTGACTGACGAAATGAAGGCAAGCAAGGGAACGCAGTCTGTTGCCGCATACCGGGATGCTTATAAGTATCAAAAAGAAACTATTGATAATTACAAGCGTATAGCGCAGGAACAAGCACGTTATTCTGGTTCTCATCATAGCTGGAATTACTATTGGGGCGGTTTTTCTCAGGAACAGATAGACCGTCTGAGCGGCAAGATTGGCCGTGATTGGAATGGTGATATCTGGAATCTTACCCCAGAAGAAATGAAAATGCTTCGTGAGACAGTCGATATGTGGGAAACCATTCAGAATACCGGCAAAGGTGGATACGGTGACCGTCTGACTGATAAGTTGAATGACTATATTGATCAAGCTGGTACGTTGGAAGAACTGACGAATGAACTTTACGAGGGTCTGACTGGAATGTCATTTGATTCTATGTATGATAGTTTTGTTGACAATCTTATGGATATGAAATACGATGCGAAGGCAGCATCGGAAGATATATCAGAATACTTCATGCGTGCCATGCTTTCCAATAAGATTGGTGAGTTATACAGCGAAAAGTTGGAGGATTGGTGGAAAAAGTTTGGTGCCAGCATGGAGGATAACGAGCTGACCGAAGAGGAAAGGAAAGCCTTGCAAGATGAATATATGCAGTATGTTGACGAAGCCATGAAATTACGTGACGAGCTTGCTGCCGCAACCGGATATGACAAGATTTCACAGGAGTCCTATTCCCAATCTTCTTCATCAAGAGGGTTTGGCACTGAAATGACACATGAAGATGCAGGAGAACTAAGCGGTAGGTTTACAGCATTGCAGGTTTCAAATGAGGAAATAAAGAGCCAGATGATAAATGTTGTTGTCGGCATAGGATCTTTGATTTCTATTTCAACGGAGGGCAATGCTACGTTGGGTAACATCTTGAATCAGCATGTGATTACTAACGGTTATTTGGAAGATATCGTAAAATACACAAAGCCTATCCTTGAGTTAGGATCGAAATTAGATAAAATAGTAGATAATACTAAAAATATGTAACATGGAAGGAGAATTTTATATAAATGATAAGGATTCTTATACCACATGGGGAATAAGTATGGATACTTCTTCTTTGTCGGCGTTAATGGCACCACCACCGATGAAAGAATTTATAGAAAACAAGTCACGTCTGGAAAACGGTAAGCGAGTTATAACTTCAAATTCTAAGATTGACGAAAGGAATATTACACTTACATTTAATCTTACGGCTAAAAGCGAAGATCAGTTTTTCGCTAGATATAATTCTTTTTGTGAAGAACTCGCCACTGGGGTTTTGCATATCAGAAGCAAATATCAGCCAAATGTTGTGTATAAGACAATTTATTTGTCATGTAACCAATTTACACAGTTTATGAGGGGAATCGCTAGTTTTTCCTTGAAATTAGTGGAGCCTAATCCTGCGGATAGGACAACATGATTTTTTCTTTAAATATAATTGCTATCATGTAATTTATTTGTATATTTGCTACATAACATTGTATGAAGCTATACAATACTCGTATGGGACTAATAGACATTAAAAACATATCAGGGGATATTCGTTTCTCCACAGACTTCAACGTTGGTTCGATAGGTCGTTATTCATTGGGTAAGGAGGATTACATTACTCTTCCTTTTAACGTCCTAACTCCTATTAATTTTAAGATGGGTGATTATGTGGACTTGTCGGGGATATTAGATGAATCCCTAGGTGGTAAATTCGCAAAGATATATGAAATTGTAGATTTGCCGACACCTACTTATGACCAGTCTACGGGCGGCTATAATTACGAGTTGCGTCTTGATGCTTACTATTGGAAATGGAAAAATAAGAAATTTAAGTACATGCCGGAGGTGGCAGGCCAGGAAGCGTCTTGGAACCTTACTGCCTCATTGGATATGCAATTAGGTGTGTTCCTCCGAAACTTACAAGCTCTTGGTTACAAATACAGGGGTAATGATTTCGATTTTTCTATAGATTCGTCAGTAGAGAATTCAGCTAAGTTGATGTCTTATGAGAATATCAACCTGCTGGATGCTCTTACTAACATGGCAGAAACGTGGAATTGTGAGTGGTGGGTAGAAGATAATATTATCCGATTTGGACGTTGTGAGAATGGAGATGCTGTTAGGATAGAGCTGGGTGTAGAAGCCCAAGAAATGCCACGCAGTGAAAGCCAAGGAACCTATGCTACACGTGTGTATGCTTTTGGATCAACAAGAAACATTCCTTCCAACTATCGGCCTGTTGATGAAACAGTAGTGGTAAATGGTATTGTTCAAAAGCGGTTGATGTTACCAGAAGGAACACCGTATATTGATGCTTATCGGTATAAGGATGGTAAAAGGGTATATATTGGTGAAGAAGGTTATGATATAGGCACGGAAATGCCGCAGGAGGAAGCTATTGAAGATATTATATTCCTTGATGAAGTCTATCCACGTACTGAATGTGTTGTTGGTACGGTTGGCAGTTATACGTCTACGATAGAAGATGAAGAAACACAAGAAACAGTAACCCAGACATTTTATTATGTAACCGATACTAGTGGACTTGTCTTTGATGAAAGTTATATTATTGATGGAGAAGAACTTAGATTGGTATTCCAGTCTGGTTTACTTAATGGTATGGATTTCGGTGTAACATTTCATAAGGCTGGCACTAGTTTAGGAAGCGTAACACTTGAAAGTGATGTCTATGAAATTGTTGCCAATGATAATTATGGAAGGACATTGCCCGATGAAACATTAAAACCTACTACAGGAGATAAATTCATTCTTTACGGCTGGGATAGTACGAAGATAACGGACCTTGGCCTCGTATCAAATGCCGAGCAAGAATTAAGAGACAAAACGGTGGATTGTGTAAAAAAGATGATGGTTGATGATGGTACATACAATACTACCCTTGCATCATCATGGGTAAAAGAAAACATGATCAGCCGGACATTTGACATTGGCCAAAGAATAGAGCTTGTCAATAAATCTTTCTTTGAGACTAGTCGGATATCTAGAGTTATAGGTCTTGAAATAAAGCTTGATTTACCTTACGATGCTCCTGTATATACAATAGGTGAAAGCACAGCATATTCACGAATTGGAGAACTTGAAAATAAAGTTGACAATCTTACTTATAAAGGTCAGACGTACACTAATGGAGGTGGAAAAGGGGTTTATATAATCCGTACAAATGATTCGACTGCTCCTAGCAATAGTAATGTGTTCTCTGCTTTACGCTCATTAGCAATGTTCCTTCGTAAAGATATTTCAGACACCGCCAACGGTCTGATCACTTTCTTGAAAGGTATCATTGTCAAGTCGTATCTTAAGATAGGTGAGTTCATAACCGGCGTTTCAGGTGGATACATAGACGAAAAGGGCAATCTTGAAATGGAAAGCGGTGTATTTCGTAAGCGTTTGTTTGTTCCTGAAATAGCCTATAACCGTACAACCTATTTCAAAGGACGTATGGTAAACTCCCCCGGTGGTGGTTGTACCGTATTGTCATACGTGGATAACGGCGATGGAACCTACACCATCACTCCCGATCTGACGGACGCGGACGGATTGAGCCAGTTTGTTGATGATATCCTTACCACCTATTTTGTGACTAAGAATAGCGAAGGCAAGCTGAACGGATTTGAAGAGATGAAATTCCGGGTGACTGCCGCAGATTATACAGCCAAGAAGTTTACTGTCATTCCCCGTCCGGGGCATTCTGACTGGAAACCTGCCGAGCAGATGGTATTGGCACAAACAGGTAACTTTACGGACCCGGAACGTCAGACTTATATACTTATTGATTCAGTCAACGGAAATAACTGTATTACATTCTTTGACAATGCCAACACTTGGGACCCGGAGCCGGCGCAGATGAAGAGCTGGTTCGGCAAGAAAAAGGGCATGACTGTAGCCGGTATTAATGCGGACAATTACTCAGCCGTCCTTCAGAACATCATCATGACCGGGCTTATCTTTCAAGTTGACGAGATCACCGGACAGACAGTGCGTGTACCTTTGGACAAGGGTGAATGGGTTTCAGGAAGATACGCCTACTATGACCGGGTTTCATATAACGGGGCTTTGTGGTTGTGTGTCGATGAAAAGGGAACAGCAACCGAACCTTCAGAAGATAATCCGGCATGGCTGAAACAGGTAGCGGAAGGTACTCCTGGCGCCACAGGTCCTCAGGGTATTCCTGGAACACCGGGGAAGGATGGGGCAACCTACTATACATGGATCAGGTACGCCGATGATGCCAACGGGAATGGCATCAGCAATAATCCTACAGGGAAGGCGTATATCGGATTCGCCTATAACAAAGCGAGCGCAACGGAGAGCAACAATCCTTCCGATTATACATGGAGTGAAATAAAGGGAGAACAGGGCGTTCCCGGTGTCGCTGGAACTGACGGAAAAACTTATTACACATGGATAGCTTATTCGGATAACGCGGACGGTACGGGTATGTACCAGCAGCCGAACGACAACACCAAGTATATAGGCATAGCAGTCAATAAGGAGACCGCCACGGAGAGCAGCAACCCTTCCGACTACACATGGTCGCTGTTCAAAGGTAAGGACGGGGTTGACGGTTTGTCCGTAGTCGGCGGTGGTCATTGGGAATCCTCCAAAACCCCGTACAAAGCCAATACAATAGTCACTCTTGCCAATTGCGTCTTTATATCCAAGGTGGAAACCTCCAATCCTCCCATCAGAATATTGCGTGTAAAAGGTGGCAATTTCTTAAGGAAGAAGGATGGCGGTTACTATCTTGTCGGGAAGCCGACCGACTGGGAGGTTGACGAAGACTGGGACATGCTGCTTGACGGGCGTGAGCTGAAAGGCGA